ATGTAAGAGTAGCGGATATATTAGATATCAATTATTCAGCAAGAACTACAACCGTAAAGCCAGCAGGAACTACATCTTTAGCATTGGGAACATCATCAGGTATACACGCTTGGCATAATGATTACTAGGTTAGAAGAGTTAGGGTTGGTAAGAATGAAGCAATTTATAGTCACTTAGCGGTTAATCACCCTGAGTTAGTTGAAGACGAATATTTCAGACCACATGACACAGCGGTTATTGGTATTCCACAAAAGGCACCAGAAGGTTCAATCCTAAGAAACGAATCACCAATTCAACTATTGGAGAGAGTGAAAAAGGTTCAACAAGAATGGATTAAACCAGGTCATAGAAGTGGTTCAAATGCTCATAACGTATCAGCAACAATATCAATTAGAGAACACGAATGGCCAGCAGTTGGTGAGTGGATGTGGGAAAATAAAGAATACTATAATGGTCTTTCTGTATTACCTTACGATGGTGGAACTTATATCCAAGCTCCGTTTGAAGATTGTACTAAAGACAAGTACGAAGAATTAATGAAAGCTCTTCATGATGTTGATTTGTCAAAAATCGTTGAAATGGATGATGATACAGATTTAAGTGGTGAAGCAGCTTGTGCTGGTGGAGCTTGTGAAGTAACACTTGTATAATATGTCAAACGATAATTTAGTTCAAAATATTATTAATGGAATCTACAGTTCAATCAAAGGAAATAGATAATAATAAAAGGGAGGAGTCTAATAAACTTCTCCCTTCTCATTATTATATGGAAGGTGATAGAGTTATTTTCACAGAAGAATTTCATATAAAAAGAGGAACCTGTTGTGGTAATTATTGCAGACATTGTCCTTACGACCCAAAACATAGCAAAGGGACTATCTCTTTAAGAAAAAAATAATCCATGTATATTTATGTTATATGGCAGCAGGAGTAACATATGGTATTAATTTTCCTTTCCAAAACTCAACTCAAGGAGATTATCTTCAACTAACACAATTAGAGTCTGAGGAAATTAAAGCAGATTTAATTCATCTTCTTTTAACGAGAAAAGGGTCAAGGTATTTTTTACCTGACTTTGGAACAAGATTATATGAATTTATATTTGAACCATTTGACGGACTAACTTTCGATGCAATTCAATCAGATATTAGAGATGCGGTTGCAAGATTTATGCCAAATCTATTGTTAAATAACATCACAATAACTCCACTAGACCCAATGGAAGAATATGATTTAAGTACAGGACAAGCAACAGCTGGTACATCTAGTTCACCAATCTATAGATTTCCTGGTAAAGGAACTGCTGAGTATACTGCAAAAATTAAAATAGACTACTCAAACAATAAAAATACTTTTGCACAAAGTGATTTTGTAATAATCAATATTTAATAGTAATGGCAAATCGTAAAATATCGTATACAACGAGGGATTTTGAAGGTATAAGAACCGAGCTTCTAAATTATGTAAGAACATATTATCCAGAATTAATTCAGGATTTTAATGATGCATCGGTATTCTCAGTTTTTATTGATTTGAATGCTGCGGTTGCTGATAACTTGCACTATCATATAGATAGAAGTGTTCAAGAAACTGTGTTACAATATGCACAGCAAAGGTCTTCAATTTATAATATTGCCAGAACCTATGGTTTGAAATTACCAGGACAAAGACCATCAGTTGCGTTAGTTGATTTCTCAATCACAGTACCTGCTTATGGTGACAAAGAAGACGAAAGATACCTTGGTATTCTAACAAGAGGTTCTCAAGTAACAGGTGCGGGAATAGTATTTGAAAATATCTATGATATTGATTTTTCATCACCATATAATGCTCAAGGATATCCAAACAGACTAAAGATACCTAACTTCAACGCCAACAATGTTTTAATTAACTACACAATTACCAAAAGAGAACTTGTGGTAAATGGTATTACAAAAGTATTCAAAAGAGTAATCACACCAAACGACGTGGTTCCATTCTTTGAATTATTTTTACCTGAAAAAAATGTTTTAGGTATAACAAGTGTTTTACTGAAGAGTGGTACAGAATATACAAATGTACCTACAGCTGCAGAATTTTTAGGTGCGGCTAACAGATGGTATGAAGTGGATGCCTTAGCTGAAGATAGAGTTTTTGTTGAAGACCCTACAAAAGTTTCAGACCAACCTGGTATTAAAGTTGGTAGATACATACAAACATCAAACAGATTTATTAGTGAATTTACACCTGAAGGATTTAAGAAAATGACTTTTGGTGGAGGGACAAATACTGCTCAAGATGCACTTAATCAATTTACAACGGTAGGTGCGACTTTGGATTTACAGAGATACATGAATAACTTTTCATTAGGTTCTACACTAACACCAAATTCAACACTATTCATACAGTATAGAGTTGGTGGTGGTTTGGCGACAAACTTGGGAACAAATGTTATCAATCAAATTGGTACGGTTTCTTTTTACGTTAATGGTCCTTCAGAAACAACGAACTCATCAGTTGTTAACTCTTTAAGAGCTAACAACGTAACCGCAGCTGTTGGTGGAGCAGGAGTACCTTCTTTGGAGGAAATTAGAAACTATGTTTCATTTAATTTCTCAGCACAAAAAAGAGCGGTAACTGTTCAAGATTATGAATCAATCATTAGAAATATGCCATCTGAATTTGGTGCTCCAGCAAAGGTATCAATAACAGAAAACGACAACAAAATTTTGATTCAACTTTTATCTTATGATACGTCAGGTAAATTGACAAACTTGGTGTCTAATACATTAAGACAAAATGTTGCCAATTATCTTTCTAACTATAGAATGATGAATGACTATATTTCGATATTAAGTGCTGAAGTTATCGACTTAAGTATTGAAGTTTCAATTGTATTAGATTCGGCACAAAACTCAGGACAGATTATCTCAAATGTCATTGATAAAGTTAATACTTACTTCAACCCTCAAACAAGACAATTAGGTCAAAACGTATATCTATCAGAACTTAGAAGTATTATCCAAAATCAAAATGGTGTATTGACTGTTGCGGGATTAAATGTATACAACATGGTTGGAGGACAATATTCTTCAGCACAAACATCTATGGTATATTCGGACCCAGCAACTAATCAAATACAACCTGTAGATGATACTATTTTTGCACAACCTTCTCAGGTTTATCAGATTCGTTATCCAAACAAAGACGTTAAAGTCTTAGTCAAGAATTTCCAATCTGTGACTTTCTCTTAACACATTTATTTATTAAAACTTTGACTTATAATTTATAATGTGTATGTGTGCACCTTGAAAAATAACACATAAACTATTTATAAGTTAAAGAGATTTTAATGGGTCAATCCTACAGAATAAAAACCGACATCGGGGTAAACAAAACAATCAATGTAGACTTAGAACAAGATTTTGAATTTCTAGAAATCTTATCTTTGAAAATACAACAAGCCGATATCTACACAAGAAATTGTGCGGACTATGGTGTGGTTGTTGGTAGAGTTACGGCAAATAACGGATTCGGTCTTCCAAATGCTAGAGTTTCAATTTTTATACCAATTGAGGTAGTTGATGAATCCAATCCAATTATATCATCGATATACCCTTACAAATCGCCAAGTGATAAGAATTCAGACGGATATAGATATAATCTATTACCTTATGAAAAATCCTATTCAACACACGCAGCAACAGGAACATTACCATCAAGATTAGACGCACTTACAGGTTCAACCGCTGTTGAAATATACGACAAATATTACAAATTTACTTCCAAAACAAATGAGAGTGGAGACTACATGATAATGGGGGCTCCATTAGGTACTCAAACCGTTTTCATGGATTTGGATTTATCTGATATAGGTGAATTTTCACTAACACCTCAAGATTTGATTAGAATGGGTAGAGCAACAGAAGCTCAAGTGGCTGGAGCTAATTTCAGAACATCACCTAATCTAAATGCGTTACCTCAAATAGTCTCTCTAAATAAAAGTATTGAAGTTTCTCCTCTGTGGGGAGACCCAACAATTTGTCAAATTGCAATCAATAGAATTGATTTTGATTTAAGAGATGATTTTAATATTGATATTGAACCTACAGCAACATTTATGGGGTCATTAATTTCGACGCCTGACAAATATCGTGTTAGGTCAGATAGTAGACCAAAAGATGATATGGGAAATTTGTGTTCGTTGATTGCGGGTCCAGGACAAATTTTGGCTATTAGACAAACAATAAACCAAGATTCAGGAGGTAATCCTGTTCTTGAACAATATCAATTAGAACAATCAGGTAATATTATTGACGGTTCAGGAACATGGTTAACTGAATTACCAATGAACTTAGATTATGTTGTCACGAACGAATTTGGTGAAAAAGTTTTATCAAATAATCCTTCAATTGGTATACCAACAAAGGCTAAGTACAGATTCAAAATTAAATGGACTCAATCTGCGGCATTAATCGATGAGGTTAAAAGACCGTATTTTTTAGTTCCAAATGTTAGAGAATATGGATGGACAGAAGGATTAGACCCTAATTTACCTGCAAATCAAGCACAAGTTACTCCAACTAACAAACAAAGATTAAAAAGTTCTTATTATTTTGGGTTGGATTGGACAGGATATACTCAAGGATTTACAAATACAACAATCCCAAGTAAAAATGAAATATTAACCGAAAAAATTAATTGCGAAGATACTTTTTATTTATTTGAATTTAACAGAGTATACACTGTTGCAAGTTTAGTTACTGAATTCAAAAAAGGACTAAAAGGTAGGTTTATTGGTATCAAAGAAATTGATAGTAGTGATTGTGAAACTACTGTAAACAAATTTCCTGTAAATGATGGATTTAGAAATTTTGATTTTTTATACTTTTTGTTTGCAATTTTAATGCAAATTTTTCAGTTAATTGGTATACCATTACTAACAATATATCATTTCTTAGCGTTTTTGTGGAATAATTTTGCGGTTCCATTACTTGTAATATTAATTGCATATTTTGGATATTTTGCTTATCAAGATTTTGCATCCGCAGCTCTTGTTTGGCCTTCAATTGGTTTGATGGCACCCTTCATAGCTAAAGGAATTTTATGGACAGCCCTTGCGCTTTATTTGGCAATTAAATTTAAGGATATTGTTAAAAAAACTTTTTCAAGAATAAAATTACCAATGATTACTTATCCTGATTGTCAGGCTTGTGATTGTCAGGCCGAATCAACATCACCTGATGGTGCTGCTAACAGTGACGGAGCACCACCACTTTCTACTTTTTTAACTGCTCTTTCAAACAGTAGTTTGTATTATGATAAACTTCTTACTTATGCAGAACAAAATTCTTATTTAAGTCAGAATGATGCAAACTTTGACACTAGTACCCAATTACAGGCACTTATGTGGTCACAAGGATTAGCAGGAAATTTAACAAAAATAAAAGACCCAACACATTTCAAGCTTAATATTTCAGATGAGTATGAAGTACCTGGAGATGTAAGATTTTTCTCTAGCGGAGATGGGCTTTCACCAGGAGAAAGAGTTAATGTGTTTAACACAAGAAAAAAATATTTTGATGGTGTCAATAAGGTTAAAGTTACTTTTGCTGCTGATAGTAACAATTCATTCCATTTTGATAATACAATATCTGTCTTATCACAACTTGATTTACAGCCAGGTACTTTATTAACATTTGTTACACCTACAACCTCAAAAGATACAAATTTCAATTGGACAGGATTGACAACTTCAGGAACCGTACAAGGAATTACAGGGATTACTACTAATCTAACAAACATAACGGTTTCATATGCAACAACGCAAACTACCGACACAACCACCGCGTATGTTTTACCTCAAGTTGAATCACAATCATTAAGATATCAATATCCGAGTGATATTGAATATTATCAAGTATTAACCGCAATAACAATTAATACCCAAGTTGTGAACGGACAAACAGTATATTCTTTACCACAAGAAGGTCCAAATGATTCCATATGGAAGGCAATTAATACACCAGTTACAGTATCAACATATGGTAGATATATATTTTATACAAAATCCAACACACTATCACCTTCGAATACTTTCCCTATTTCATATTTTGGTCAATATGGTACTCAAAAAGTTTTAATTTTACAAAGGGGGGTTGACCCCTATTCACCGTCATATGTGAATAAATACGGTATAGGAAAAATTTTAGGATTTACAAATGAGGATGATGTAACATTTACCGCCAGTACAAGATTGAACATTCCAATACAAAAACTTCCACAAAATACACCAATATCAGTACAATCACATGATAATCAAGATAATATTTTTTACCCATCATATAATTTCAGTCCAGGTATACCAGGGAGTACTACATCAGGTGAAGTATTTTCTGCATTTACAACACCGTTAATAGGGTATTATGGTGCTTTAGATAAAAAAACATCTAAAGTTTATGCTAAAGGGAATACATATACATCAACTAATTATGTAACTTCATCGGGAGGATTTCCAATTGTTGTTGCAAAAACAAATAACAAATATTATAGTGCTAATCCAAGTGAATCGTATTATGATGGGTCAGAAGATTTATCTGGAGCTGGTATAATGGTTAAAAATACAAACTATGGAGCTTTCACAGCCCCATCAGCAATATATTTTAGTCCAATATTATACCCTTCATTTACAGGCACGAGTGAATTATCAATATCAAACAGTTCTAAAATTGTTATGAGAACAGATAGATTACCATCGTCAGACATTTTAGATAATGGTGTAAATTATAATGGTAGTGTTAGTTTGTTACAACAAAATACAGGTTTTGCGGCATACATTTTACAAGGGAACGGTACAACATATGAAAGTCAAGGTGCATCAACAGGTGCTGACATTGCAACAGTTTCTATTAGTGGACAACCATATTCTCAAAACGTTGTTGAAACTTTGAGTACTTGTCAAAATATGGTTGGATTGGGATGTTATAGTGGTTATAGTGGTAGTTTTGGTGTTAGTGATGGTTGTCAATCTTCAGATTCAATTGAGAATGGTTGTTATGTTTTAATGAATAAACCATTAGTTGATTTACTTAAAGATATTAGTGCATTTGAAGAATGGGCATATAGATTTAGATTTTTCTATGGACTATGTAGAGGAGTTTTGGCACAATCGTTTGTGAACAACTGGGTTAACGGGACATTATATACATTTCCAATTCAAGTAGACACATATTTCAATAGTCAAAACAAACCTGAACCACCATCATTTACACAAAGATTAGTTTATTTCGACAGTGCAACTAATAATTTCTACTACAGAAGTTCGCCATATTATTTAGGATATCAACAACCTTTCAGAGGTGCATTACCAAGTGGGGTAGCTAGTCTAAATAAAAGAGAATTACTTTTCCCAACTACAATTACTAATTTGGGTATCAAAGCACCTTTCTACCAAGAAATTATTTTTGAACCATCAACTAAAGCGTATATTATGAATAACTTGTCTCCGACAAGTTATTCAGATACTTCCGATTTGGTTAATCTATTTGTAATATCAAGAATTGCAAATTCTTCATTTTTACAAGAATTAGTATCGTTTGGGGATAATGGGTTGAATAAACTTTTCTCAAGACCTGAAAAAAGAATAGACGGTGACTTAGCACAAACTATGTCAATTAATAGTGAATATGGGGTGGTACCATTCTCACCTGAATTTTACCAATCTAACGGACTACCAACAGACCCTGTGTTAGTTTATGGAGGAAACGGAAATCCTACAATTGGAATTTATTTTTCATCTACAACAGAAAATTTACAAGGGAAAGATTTTATAACTCCTGGTGTAATAGACTTTAGACCTGCAGCACAAAAAAATGCATTAACATACCCTTATGGAATTTTCTCACAAAAAGTTCCGTTTTATAAGTGGGGTTATAATGGTAATTCGACAAATACAATTTTTGGCGATGAAAAAAATAGTTGGAAAACTTCAACATCTGAAATCATGTCAGAAAATTATCAGTCATTGAATAGAAGAACTATGAAAAATGAGTACTTCATAAGTAATAATACTCAATATGACATTTACGAAAGAGGATACATCTTCAACGTAAATTCAGATGGACAATACTATTCTGGTGTTACTGGTGTTGATTATTTTTTAGTTGGAGCTCCATTCCATTTTTATTTTGGTTTGATTAAAGGAGATAGTGCTCTTGATAAATTTAAGATAAAATATGCTGTAAATGGATAAATATACTATCGTACCGAGTAACTTATTATATAAGTCGGCACCATTTATTGATGAAAAAGTTTCTATTTCTTTAGACCAAACAAGTCAACAATTGACAGAGTACGATAAGAGTGCATCAATTAATTTGGCTCAAGTTTATGATGACGAAAGACAAGCAACTACTGTTTTCAGACCAACATTCAAGGTGACTTATTTATATGCTAATACCTATACTGGAACTACAGATTATTTACCATTTCAATATAATCTATATTATACAACTCCTGAAAACTCTTCCGTAAGTGGGTTATGGCCAGGATTTCCACAATATTATGAGTTTGATTTTTATAGACCACCAGTTGATGACCAACATATCGATTATAAATCAAAAAGTGCCTACACCTACAATTGGACATATTATTTAAGTTATGCGTATAGTAACAACTACGATAAAAACCTAACATATTATTCATCGAAGAATACAAATATAAATTGGGTTGCTAAAGATGGTATTCCATTTACTATATTAAATTCAACTAGTGACGGTAGCGGAATAATTAGTTTTCAATGTATAGCATCTCATGGTCTAACCACAGGTGAATATGTTGAATTAAGTTTAACATATAATAATACAAAGATTTTTCAGGTTTACTCTTTAGGCAATGGTCAGTTCGGTAGTGATGTTTATGTCTTCAACGTTTTGAATATTGGATACACAGGAACAACATTTAATAATGGTGTTACAGGTACTTTCAAAAGAGTTATAAATCCTGCAAACATGGAGACTAAATCAAAATATTATGTAAGGGAACATAAAATTATAACTAATTTAGAAGACATAGTTGTGACAAAGGCTGGATTTGAAAAAAACGTATTCAATGAAGAAAGAAAATTTGAATACAGTTCAATTACACCAAATAATGTTTCAAGAATATCACAAAAAACAAGTAGTAATGCCTAAAATATTACATCGGCGTATGACTTAGATTTTACAACATTGAGAGATAATCAAAAAAGACCAATCAGTAAAATTTACCTCACTATAATCAATAAAGGATATTCAGGATATTTTAACCAACCTAACAATAATGTTGGATTGAAACAAGGATGGGAGTTTAATATTACAACCCCAACTAATAGTTGGTGGGATTTGAACAACACTGATTCAAACACTAACATACAAGTTTCCGCTTATACTAAAACAAATGGTGCAACTAAAACTTTCAACTATAATTTGAATTTGAAATCTGATGATATTATTGATGGTGATTTTTGTGAGTGGAATGATTATGAACAATTAGAAAGAATTGTTTCTCCATACCATCACAAATTAAAATACAATGAAAGTGTATTTCAGACAACGAAAAACGTGAGTACAAATGCACCTGGGTATTATTATATGCCACATAATGAAATGACTATTAGAGTTTTCTCAGACTACATTGAAACAGGTGAGGCTAATGTTGTTGACCAAATACCAAGTTGGTCTTTCTATTCATCGGCGGACCAACAATTTAGATGGAGAGACCTATATACTTATGGGTTTATAGATAACTTGGGAAGAGGGGTGAATTATCCATATTTGAATACTTCACATTACCCTTTTGCAGATACTATATTCCGTTTAATTCCTGAAGGAACAAATCAAAGTCTAACAGGTGTTAATGAACCAATAAAACCATTAATTGATAAGTGTGAATAATTTTGTAATTAGACAGGACATCATTCCGAATAACAAACAAATTAATATCCCTGTGCAATTAACATGGGATTATTTAGGAATGGATATGGCAATCGATGAATACGAATCTCAAGTGATTACCGAAGTTATTGGTGTAGGTAGAGATTTCGAGGTGTCAAGATTTTCACATGCACCTGCAACTGGAACTACCGATAACACTCAAGCAAATTATGAGTTTTATTTTTATTCTGGCGGTTCGATGGACGACATCAATAATTGGAGAATAAATTATATATCTGAAGGATTTACACCACAAGAAATATATTATTATGCTAATGATTTTTCCAACTCATTTTTCAAATTAGATTTATACGATACACCTGATGAAAAAAAACAAAAGAATTATATTACAATAATAATTCCAACACAACAAGGATTAAAGATGGATACTCAAATGCAACGAACTACAGTATCAATTAAAAAGCCAAAGTTTGTTTTGGACTTTATTGGTGACAAAGAAGGATTTTTTATTTATTGGTTAAAAAATAGAACTTTCTTAGATATTGATACCTTTTACATGACGGCTAAATTTTATAATGCCAAGACAGGACAATTTACAAAAATGATGACAGGTCACGGAGCGAGTCAAGTTGATTTAACAAATGGTCCACAAGCTTATTTACCATCAATAGGTCAAGGTAAGTATAATTTTGATAACACACAATATTTCTATTATACGGTTAAGTTAGATTATTTGAGCCAAACTTATCAAATCTTTAATACAAACAATCAAAGATTGGGAACAAACATTCCCATAAAATGGTATGAATATGTAAACCCACCACAATAATGGAACAAGATTACTATAAGTTTATTGTCTCACCCGAGAATGTTAAAAGTGATTTGTCAGTTGTATATAACAAAGGAACTGCTGTTGGTGTTTATTCTGCAATGACACAAGTTGTTAGTTCAGGACCAAATGGGTCTTCAATAATGACTCATTTATCTGTACCTGTTTTATTAAGACAGACTGCGGTTGATGCGGGTTATTATTCAGAATTTGATGGGGCTGTTTTACAAAAAGATGTTGTTGCTAATTTTTTATTCTCAGCAACAACAGGAAGTCCATATGTTTATTATGTTTATAACACATCTGACCAATTTCAAAAATTCTTGGATTTGTCAGCGTATTCAATTGATTGGGGGGATGGTTCACCAATACAAAACATAACAACATACACTCCAAACTCTTTACAACATACATATCCTGTTGCGGATGCTCAGTATACAATAACTATGAAACAAGTTAATCCTTGGGGAATAACTACTGTATCTAAGACTGTTACAACTCCATATAAATTGGTAACAGATTATAATCCAAAGGGGGAAGCATTCTTTGCACCTTCTTATGGTAATTGGGTTGGTACACCAGTGTCTTACAATTACATTTTTTCAGGTGATGCCGTTAATGAAGTGGCACCACAAGAATCTATTAATTATGTTTCAGTTCCATTTACCATATCAGGACTAACTAAATCAAGGATTACAGAATTAACTCCATATGGTAATTTAACAATACAACAAAGAATTGGATTACCTATTATTAGTAATGGACAAATATGGGGTGCAATAAGTAATGTAACACCAGTCTTCACTGCCTATACAATTACAGGAATTGATTATTATGATTATGTTGACGGAACAACAATATTTTTTGAACAGTCTTCAGGTTTGACTCAATATAATATGACAGCGGTTCCAATCACTAAAAACGAAGCATTATTGAAAGTTATGGACCAACCACAAATTCAAACTAATGTGTTTGTCGAAAGAGGTAAGAACAGTGCATATGAAAGAGTTCAGAGACTTGGAGAGGTTGATAACATTGGAGACATGATTAACTATGGTTATGGATTTTTTAATGTTGTTGATAAGAAATTATAGTAATGAAAAAAATAACTAAACTATTTATTAAAAAATAAAAACAAATGGCAATAGGTTCATATGGTACAATAAGACCAAGTGATGTTTCACCAGCAGATGTTGAGATTATCATGAATTATACTGCGACTAGAGACGTAACCGATTCTTTTGTCCTATCAAAATTAGACGCCCAAACAATTTTAAGACCATATTTTAACAATTCAGAAACGGGTGGAAATGCTGGTGTGGAAGTTTTGGGTGGATTATATAATCTAACATTACCTGCAACACAATTCAATGCATTAGGTATATATACACTTTATTTGAGACCAGCACAAATAAGAACATCAATAACTGATTGTGGGGTTTTAAGTGCTTTACCAAATGTTAAAGGTATAGTTATAAATTTGGCTAATGTACCAACACAATATGTTAACAAATTTGTACCACAGGGATTAGTTGGATTTAGAATTGAATATTTGAATGCCGATGGGTCAAAGATACCTAATTTTTTTAGAGTCGTAACTTCTTGTTTTTATTGTGAGCCCGTAGTTACTAATGAAGTTAATACTTCACAAAAGGCTATTAGATATAGATATGTTGATGGGGATTCAAATTTATTATTCTTAACGTTATCACCATCATCTTCACCAACAAACAAACCAAACGCTACTCCATTTATTGGACAGCCAGACCAAGAT